AAAGGCAACACTGGAAAAGAAATACAAGAAAGAAATAGATGAAGGCAAGGCAAACGGAAAATTAGGACTGAGAAGAACACAGATGACAAAAGCAATGGATGGAGATCCTAGAATGCTTATCTTCTTAGGTAAAAACCTACTGGGACAATCAGAAAATCCAATGGGTGGTGACAACTCAACACCATTACCTTGGACGGATGAGGATATCTAATGCCATTAAGCGAAGCACAGAAAACCGTTGCACAGAGTGATGCCCGTTTTAGAACACTGGTGGCAGGACGCCGCCTGGGCAAATCAACTCTTGGCATTAGAGAAATCTGTAAGTTCGCTAGCCAACCAGGCAAGGTATGTTGGGCAGTGTGTCCTTCATACAGGCAAGCAAAAAACATATGGTGGTTGAAACTGAAAAGAAAACTTTTTCAACTGCATTGGATAGACAAGGTGAATGAAGCGGAACTGACAATATATTTAAAGAACGGAAGTCAAATTGCTCTCAAGGGTGCAGAAAACTATGACAGCCTAAGAGGTAACAGAGTTGATTTCCTAGTTATGGATGAGGTTGCTGACATAAAACCAGAAGCATTCTACGAATCAATTCGCCCAACACTGAGTGATTCAAAGGGCAAGGCACTGTTCCTAGGAACACCCAAGGGACGCAATTGGTTCTATGATTTATACACACTGCCAGAAGCGGATGATGAATGGGCCAGTTGGCAATACACCACTGAAGAAGGTGGATTCGTTCCGGAAGAAGAATTAGAAAGTGCCAGAAGGCTGTTGGACACAAGGCAGTATGAACAGGAATACCAAGCAAAATTTGTAACCTACTCAGGCGTCATCTACTATGCGTTTGACAGAACAAAAAATGTTCAAAAATGTGAAGAATACAATTTGGAAAAGGGTGAATATCCAGAAATATTACACATAGGCATTGATTTTAATATCGATCCGATGAGTGCCAGCGTGATGTATAAGAGAGCAGATGGTATTCTCCACATAATTGATGAAATAAGAATTTTTGGGAGCAACACTGATGAACTGGTTAATGAGATCAAGGCGAGATATCCAAAGAGTAAGATATGGGCGTATCCGGATCCAGCGGGAAGACAAAGAAAAACTTCCGCAAGTGGTATGACTGACATAATTATTTTACAGAATGCAGGATTTGTTGTTAAGGCACCCAACAGGCATCCACCAGTAAGAGACAGAATCAATTCAGTGAATAGTATGCTATGTTCATCAACAGGAGACAGAAGATTATTGGTTGATCCTCGTTGTAAATTTCAGATTGAATGTTTGGAAAGACAGACATACAAGGAAGGAACAACACAACCAGATAAGGAAACAGGCTATGATCACCTTAACGACAGTTTGGGATATGCAATTTCAATATTGAACCCAGTGCGTCGTGAAATAGATCTAGAAAAACAACCAACTCAGTGGCGACACAGGATAGGAGAATAAAGGAATGAGTTACGAAGAAAAACAAGTGACTAATGATTTAGTCGAAAGCAATTATAAGAGATGGAAATTCTTATTGCACTCTTATATGGGAGGCAATGAATACAGAAAGGGAGAATACCTTACCAAGTATCAAATGGAAACTGGTGGGGAATATAACGAAAGGCTAATGGCAACACCATTGGATAATCACTGTAAATCTGTCATCTCTATCTACAACTCATTCCTATTCCGCAATCCTATCTATAGAGAATTTGGCAGTATGCAAAATGATCCTGTGTTAGAAAGTATCCTATATGATGCTGATTTAGAAGGCAGAAGCCTTGATGCATTTATGAAGGATGTTTCAACCTATGTTTCCGTGTTTGGACACAGTTGGATAATAGTAACCAAGGCAGGCACTAATGCACAGACCCGTGCTGAGGAATTGGTGAATGGTGCCCGTCCATACCTATCTATGATTACGCCAATGGCAGTTATGGATTGGAAATACGAAAGACAGGCAAATGGTTATTACAAATTAATCTATCTAAAATATGTTGAAGATTACAAGAAGGATGAAACTGTTGTCAAGGAATGGACCATTGACGCAATCGTTACATCAGTATTGGATGAGGAACGCAAGGAAGTCAAGGAATCATTCATTGAGGACAACCAATTGGGAGAAATTCCTGCTGTATGCGTTTATAATCAGAGAAGCCCACACAGAGGCATTGGTGTTTCGGATATTGCGGACATCAGCGATTTGCAGAGAGCAATATATAATGAATATTCAGAAATTGAACAGAATGTGAGACTGTCAAATGCACCTTCATTGGTTAAGACAGCAGGCACTGAAGCAGGAGCAGGTCCAGGATCAATCATACAGATGGATGAAGGATTGGATCCAGGACTAAAACCTTATCTCCTACAACCTTCAGGTGCTTCACTGGACAGCCTATGGGGTTCCATTAAAAACAAGGTTGATGCCATTGACAAGATTGCACACCTTGGAGCAATTAGGCAGAGCACGGCAACAACACAGAGTGGTATTTCAAGAGAAATTGAATTCCAGAATCTAAATGCCCGCCTTGCTGAGAAAGGGGACCAACTTGAACTGGCAGAGGACAATGTGTGGTATTACATTGCCAAATATCAGGGCAAGGAATGGGATGGTAAGATTGATTATCCAGACAACTATAACATACAGGACAAGCATTCAGAAATGTCAATGTTGGTTACAGCAACACAAACTCAACCCTCAGATCCAAGCCTCAAGGCATTGATTGATTACAAGGTTAAGGAACTGTTGGACGATGATGATGAATTCTATTATGATGACAAGGAAAGGCTTGAGGAGCGTATGGAGAAAAATGCACAAATGGAACACGCACCAATGACACCAGAAACATTTGACACGCATCTAGCAGAAATGATTCAACAGGGTTACACTATGGAACAGATTGCGGAACTGCATCCAGAGTTCCTTACCATACTAACACAGAGACTGGGTAATGCGACACAGCAATCCAACGGTTAAGCCCTACGAGGAAGAAAATTTGCAGACTCCTTGGTTATACTGGGAACCATTTGAGACTGATGAATTGGAGGCTATGCTTGAATATCACTTCCGTGCATTTATGGAGGAATATCCAAGATGGAAATACAGGCTATTCAAGATATCAGCCAAGAGAAGCAAGAAGCATTTGCTGGCTATAACAAGGTTAAGCCAGGAATTAAAACGCAGGATGATGGAACAAACCAAACAAACTCCTGCGGATATGAAAGAGATGCTGGAAAATCCAGATCTATAAAGGAGAGCGATATGGCTATGCACACTAAGAAGAAAAAGAAGAGCAAAAAGCGTGGAGGACGCAAATAATCCATAATTGGGCTATTTGTGCCTACAACGCATAAATATAGTTACAATATTAACTCAATAGGAGGCAGTGTTACGATGGACACAGAACAAACCACGGCAGGCAATACGGAGATAACTGACGCTCCAGCCACAGAAAAAGAAGTTCAGGCTAAATCGGAAGAAAAGTTTTACAGCCAAAAAGAATTTGATGATGCGATGGCGAAGATGAAACACGCGACATTAAATAAGGCTCTAAAACCCTACCAAGAACTGGGAGAAATCGAAGAACTCCGTGCTTTGAAGGCTAATCAAGAAAAGATTAAGCACGAAGAAGCAATGAAAAAGGGCGAATTCGAAAAAATCCTATCAGACTTGGCTTCCAAAAAAGATGCTGAAATCCAAAGGCGAGATAGCATTATCAGAGAATACAAGGTGGATACACCTTTATTGAATGCGGCAGCCAAAAACCGTGCTGTTAATCCAGAACAGGTTAAGGCACTGCTAAAGGGTAATGTGCGATTGGGTGATGAAGGAGAAGTTGAAGTGATTGACAATGCAGGAAGCGTTAGATACACTGACAATGGATCCGCAATGGGCGTGGAAGATTTGGTAAAGGAATTCCTAAATCAAAATCTACACTTTGTTGCACCCACACCAAGCACAACTAACACAAAGAGTTCTGTGATAGGCGAACGCAAGGAATTGGATATTAGCAAATTAGATATGAGCAATCCTGCTCATAGAAAACAATATGCTGAATGGAAGGATCTACAAAAGAATCCCCGTTAAGCATATAGCCTAAACTTATAGGAGACGAATATGGCTAATAATACAACTATTAACTCGGAACTTTTTACCGCGTTATTGGCTGATGCACAATTTGCTGCCTACGAAAATTCTGTGGCAAGAAATATCGTAACTACATTTGATGCACCTGCCAACTCAGGAACTTCTTTACAAGTTCCAGTTTGGTCCTCAGTAAGTGCAGACTCTTTCACAGAAGGAACTGCCGCAACTGCTAAAAAA